TGTTTTCAGCCTGTTGTATATAGGAAGCCTTGATCTTCTTTCATTGAGAAAAGCATTTACCAGTTCAGGACCTTTTAAGTCTTTATTATTTGCTTGAAATAATTTAAAGTCTTGTTCAAATAATTTTTTTGCACCTTTTTTAGTAACGTTTGCGATTGCTACAGCTTCACCTAAAAGTTGTGGCGTAACTACGGTTATAGCGTCTGCAGCGTCGGAGGTATAGTTTAATATCTTATTTGCTTGTTCTTTAGTTACAAGGATATTATCTTGTGCTAATCTCTTTTGGTAAACTTCTGCAGCATCAGGACCTAAGAAAGATCTGATCAAATCTCTACCTTTTTCAGCAAAAGGATTAGGTATGTACCATCCCTTTCCTTGAAAAAGCATTTGGTATTGATCCTTGAAAGTTGCTTCTCTGCTTATTGCTGCATTGTAAAGATTTTTGAAGCCATCGTAAGCTAACTCACCGCCTGCACCGATACCTGTTATAATCAAGTCTCCAATGGCACGTGGTATATCGGTTGCAAGAGTTACTAATTTCTCTCCAAGTATTACTCCTGAACCTGCTGTATCAGTCTCTTTCTCTTCGGGCATCTTGAAGTTTAAGTCTACTCTTCCATAGATATTTCTATTAACTAAAGATGCTTTTGTTTTAGCTCCCATGTTAGGAAAGCTTTCATCTAAAAATCTAAGGAACTCTTTTGCTCTTCTTCCCGGACTTTCTTGATAGCTAGGCAGTAGTCTTCCTGTTTTCGGATCTTTTTTGTAGTATTCCATACTGAATGGTGCAGGTGCTTCGGTAAAAGGGTTAGGGATTATGGTCGGTCGTACACCCCTGTCCATTTCAGACTCTATCTTTTCTTCTATGTTGCTTCGTAAGATTGTATCTATAACATCATCTGCACTGATTATACTTGTTGTTTTCTTTTGTCCATCTTCATCAAGATCTGTATCACTCCTGCCGAGTAAAGTTTTAGGTTGATATTGATTGAATAGGTCTATCTTATCTTCATAAGACATAGCTTTATCAAACTCTACAGCTTGATTATTGCCAAGAATCATAACTTCAACGTCTTTGTTTTGCTCAAAGAAATTTTCGTCAAAGTACTCGCCATAGTTAAATACTTTATTGACGGTAAGAGGATTAACGATAAGCTGTCCGGGTTGATCCCCAAATCTAACAGACTCTTTTGATTCATCAGTTAATCCAAGAGACGCATCTGCCATAGCTACAGGACCTTTAGGTGGTCTAGTTACGACAGTTTCTTCTATTGTGGTATCAGGGAAGATACCTATATCATTTTGATTTTGTGCCATAAATTAACCTTTTATTACTTTGGAACTGTTATAAATTTAGGAACGTTTGGTGTTTGTTGTTTTGATATGAATTTTGGGTTACGTACAAACTTTAAATTTACGTTAAACTTTCCTGCTTTTTTACCTTCAAGTCTAGCAACAGCATAGTCTGCATAGTTACCTCCTCCTGAAAAGTCAACTCCAAAACCTTCGTTTGTTTTTTCTAGTAAATATGATACGGCAGCAGCTTTACCACCTTTTCTGTAACCGTCTTGTATAGTTGCTACGTCTCTCATAACAGATTGAATAGTTTGCAAAGATTCTATTATTATATCTTCACTACTATCATAATTAAATTTCATAGCTGCCATCATGTTTTCAATATCTTGGTCAGATATGGTTCTACCTCCTGTACCACCTTGAAATGCAGAAGCCATAGCATAAGCTAAATTAAACTTCATAAATTCAACACGAGCTTTTCTTGCATTTGAAGATAATCCCGATTCATGACTACTATCCGCTTCATTAAAGTTCTTTTGGTATTGTGCTAATTTATTTTGTAACCTACTTCGTGTTACTTGATTCTGACCAAATCCTTTCTTATCTGTCAGCCACGCTGATAAGCTTCCAAATCCTGCAAATATACCTGTACTTCCAAAAAAACCTTCCATTGATATTCCAAAAGCTGAGACTGTAGGTTGCATCGCACCTTTGCCTATTAGCTCTTGATTCATTTTAATTTCGTTAACCATTCTACGTGCTATACCTGCTGCCTGAGTTGCAGCACTAGCTTTAGCAGAAGCTTCTTCAGGATCTATCTTATATTCTGATTTCAAATGATTCATATGCTCATTTCTTATAGCATCATCTCTCGCAGAACTTGTCGTATAGATGTAAGGTCTTGTTTCACTACTTGAAAAAGATGGTACGAATGTTTGTAACATACTGGCAAATTGATCAGGGGTCACGCCACTATCATACGCCTGTTTTCTTGCTTGAGAAACAAACTGTGTATATGATCCTAAATTTTTTAAATCTAAACCTTCACGGGGAAATGCTGCTTTTAAATTAGCATAAACATCCCATATCACTCTTTGTTTTTTTACATCTTTTAATTCATCGCCTGTTCCAACTTGCCACGATCCAAGTAGTTTTTGGTATGGAGTATTTAATTTTTTAGCAGCGTCATTGGCTTGTTGAACTATAAATTGACCATCCGCCGAATTATATACATTTTCAGTAAGATATGGAACGTGATTATATGAAACATAACGATCTGATGTTAACTTTTTCTCAGCTAGTAGTCCTAACTTTTTAGGATACTTTCTTTGAAATCTTTCATATTCTACTTTGTAAGAAGGTGCTATAACATTTTCTATAAATTCTTTTCCATATCCCTTATCTAAAAATTCTTTGTAAGGTATAGTTATATCTTGATGCTTAAGAACTTTTACGGTGTCACCAATTTTTTCCTCGACTGCACTTAAATTAACAAAAGGTTGTACTCTGCCTTTAAGGAAAGTATTTAATCTTTGTATCTTATCAGCACCACCTGCTTCTTTTTTAGCATTGTTTACAAATCTTTGATAGTTATCTTTGCCTAAAACAGTAACCATATCTGTCAGATTACCTTGAGTACGAGCAGAAGCATCTTTTAAATCAGACTCAGTAAATGTGAGATTAACATCTCCCGCTTTAAAGTATGTCAACTTACCTGCATTTTCGGCTTTTGCCTTTGCTGCAGCAACTCCCTCAGCCTTTTTTAACTCATACTCTCCTTCTAGTCGAGCAAGTGCAACTCTTTGAGCAAACTCTGCTCCACCTTTTACAAAGGCTTTAATTGGTGTAAATCCCATTTATACCTCTTCTATTTCTTCTTGTACTTGTTCCATTTCAGCAGGCTCGCCTTCTAGTTTTGGCGAAAGAAAAGACTGCTCCACATCATCCTCTTGACCTTCCATCTGTGCCATAACTTGTAATGTTTCTGGTGAACGGTCTTGCATAATATTCATGAGTTGTGCTTCGTCAACGTTGCCTTCTTCAACAGGCATACCATCTTTGGTGTTGAACATTTTAGGTTGTATGTCGTTCTCTATAGCTAATCCTGCAAGATACACAGCAATAGGTGCTTTGATAAGCTCTGCAACATCAGGACTAAAGTTACCTGTTGCAAAACCTCCTATACCTACGCTGTCAACTATCTCTTCTATCGATACACCTGCAAACATAAGAGACAGCATATCATTTTGTACTGTTGGAACTTCCATTTGATCTATTATAAAGTCAATGGCTTCTTCAGGATCAGCGAAACGTGGTGGCTTTTCCCACGCCCATTTACCCTGCGGCCCAGTTAAACTGTGACCGGGAGGTGGTCTGTTAAATCTGTCTAGTGCTTCTACACTAGTATCTGGTTGGGGTTGTTGCATCATGAGTACACCTGTTGTGGATTAATTCGTGATTTTATATTTTTGAGATCCCCTGCTTCTGCTAAATTGATGTTTCTTCCTACACGTGGATTGTATTGCATAGCTTTACCAAACACAGCGTTTATCATTGGGTTGCCTGCAGCAATCTGTGCTTTACTCATAAGTCTTTCGTTTGATAATCCCGGAACGTAAAACTGTGTCGCAGTTGCTCTTACTGGTTGCACAGATGCAACAGCAGGTGCGGATATTCTTTGTGGTATTGTTGTGTTTGATGCTTGAGAGAGTGATCCACCTTTTCCAAACAAACCCTCATACGTGTACTGTGCCACACCTTTTGAGAATGACTTAAATGCACTGTCTGATTTTTCAGGCAATATGCTATCTAGAAAACTTGATCCTGTACTTTTTGCAGATCTACTTACTGCCTGTTTTCCTGCTTGTCCTGTTCCTGATGTTGCATAAGCTACTGATCCGAAGAAAGCTAATGCAGGTAGTAAAGCTTTAATCATGGCTACTATCTCCCTAATAATCCGAATATGCCTGCCAGAGTTGCTCCTCCTAACGCACCGTACATGTCGTTTTCACTTTTCATTTCATACATGTCAGTTTGTGCAGATACTTCCATAGCAGTCAGAGCTAACTGATGCTCTCGTTGCTTTGCACTTTCAGACGATGTAAACAACCACGATGCTTCATCCCTATATCTTTGCCACAGAGCATTTAATGCTGATTGGCTCACATTCAATGTGTTGAGTGCATTCTGTCTGTTTGCTTCATTTTGAGCGGCAGTATTTGCAGTGTTTATGTTTCTTCTCCACACAGCGTTAGACTGATCTATCTGTGTTTGCATATTTAAGTTAAATTGTTCACGTTGATCATTCAAGCCTTGTACGTATCTGGCGTTTGCATTGGCTTGATCCACGTTGAACTGCTCCATAGCAGCCAACCTGTTTGCGTTAGACTGCTGTATCTGTCCGTCAAGCTCTGCAAAGAACTCATCAATCTGATTTTGAGACTTTGCGTTAAATTGTGCTGAAGCATTTTGTGCCGCAGCATCAGTAAGTAAAGCTTGCAACTTACCTTGATAATCTATGGATTGTGTCTTTTGTTTGTTGTCGAGATTAGCCATGTCTATGGATAAAAATGACTTGGCATTATTTACGGCCGCAGTCATTCGTGAATCAAGATTAGCTTTATCCATAGCTGCGAAAGTCATAGCATTTTGCAACGTTGCCTGTTGTTTGTTATTCAAGTTTTGAAGTTGTATTGTTGCATATCTATCTGCATCAGCTTTTGCTATAGGTATACCCGCTTCAAATATAGCTTGTGTGATGGCTGCAGAAGCCATACTGGATGCTCCAAGACCTCTTTGTTGCATGATGCCACTTACTGCTCTTACAGCGGGTGCAGCCCAAGCAGGTAAAGGTTTTCCCTCTTCTAAGCTCTCATATAATTGTGATAATTGATATTGGACAGATGCTTTAGGATCTAACCCTTCAGTTTGACCTACAGCTTGAGACTGTTCAGATACCGCACCTTGTACATCCCCGATCAAAGACTCTGTAGACAGCTTGCCCTCTGCGGCAACTGCTGTAGGTGTGTTACCTACAAGATTTGCAGCGTATGTATTTGCAACAGTTTTTGTAGATGTAGGAACGGCAAGGTTGTCTTGAGACGCTGCTGTTGTTGTCATATCAACTTGTTGCAATCCTGTAGGAGCAGTTAATAGTTCGTCTTGTTGTACTTCTTGTGCAATAGGTTGTATTTTACCTGCTTCGGGTATAGTAGTATCTGTAGCTTCTACCTGTTCTCCTAAACGCTCAATAAGTGATTCGCCTGTTACTGGTTGATTAGTATCTTGTTCTGCCATGTTTTGATTTCCTGTGTTTGAGCTAGTATTTGTAGGTTTTGTCATAGTATAATTAGTAACACCTGCTTTTTCTGCAATCTGTGAGTTACCATATTCAGTTCCGTCTGGACCATACACAACGACTTGTGGGCCTACTTCTACCATACTCTACTCCCTACTTCATCACTATTGCTACAACCAAAGCCACTATTCCAAGTGTACCCACCATAGACATAGCTTCTATTCGCCACATTCTTTTGTCTAGAGTACAGAGCTTGTCATTGACCATTTGGTATCGGACAGCACACTCTTTTTCATGTGCTTCTAGTTCCATTTGTACTTTGAGTTCAGGCTGCATTTGCATTTTCATTGACGTATCCTATTTAAATGGCTGACCACAGAACCATGTTACCAAAGAGTATCTTGTTCCTTTTGTCACAGGTCTTACTTTATGAACTATATATGAAGGAAAAACAATTACAGTTCCTGTCTTTTCTTTTATTAAGTTATCGTCTTGAAAAAACTCAAACTCGCCACCTTCATAATCTTCGTTAAGTACAATTGTCATTGATAATTTTCTAGTCGTACCATGAATAAATTTGTTACTTGGATTGTTAAATCTTGTAAAACCATTTCCATCTTGATGAAAATTATAATAACCATTAGTTTTGTATTTTGTTATTTGCATTGACTCACAAGAACTAATCTCAAAATTCCAATTAGAGTTTTGATTTGCTGCATGCAAAAATCCCCAACAAATATCAAAGAGCCATTCATCATTTGACCAAACAACATCGCTTTTTCTTATTTTTGTATCTACTACTTCTTTTTGACCAACTGTGCCTTTACCCCACTTACCCTTGCCTAAATCAATAATTTGTTTACAAGTATCTTTGTCTACAGCGTTTTTAAAAACCCAATATTTATATACTGCATTATTCATTCTTACAAATCCCAAAGATAACTATACCAACCAGTAACAATAGTTTTCTCTTTGGTATTTGATATTTGTCCTCTGTGTGTATGAGTCCAGTCTGAGGGCCATATTATAGTTTTGCCTTTTTCTGCTTTTACAATTTTATTGTAGTACTTAAATTCTGTACCACCATCTTCTACATCATTAAGATAAGTCATAAATACAAGACATCTTT